CTGATCGCCCGCAACGACGCGCTGTCGAACCCCAACACACCGGCTGCCGGCGAGCAGGGGCAGTTCAGAACGGTGATCAACGCGTCGCAGCAGAACTTCACGGACGCGAACCGCCAGACGCTCAACAACTCCGGTGTCAACGTGATCCGGAACATGCTGGGCGGCTTCAGGAACTACGGGTATCGCTCACTGGCGAATCCGGTCACGCTTCCCTCGTGGCTGGACTTCGGCAATGTCCGGTATCTGATGAGCCTCGTCTCTCGTTGCCAGGCTGTCGGCGAGCGGTACGTCTTCTCGCAGATCGACGGCACCGGGAACACGCAGGCCGACTACGGGGCAGACCTCGCGTCTCTCTGCCAGGCCGACTGGGCCGCAGGACAGATCTTCGGTGATGTGCCGGAGACGGCGTTCAACGTGGATACGGGACCGTCGGTCAACACGCCGACGGTGATCGCGAACAACGAGCTTCGTGCCAACGTGTCGGTGAGGCCATCGCCGATGGCTGAGCTGGTCACGATCCTCATCGTCAACACCCCGATCACTCAGGTGGTGAGCTAGATGACCGGCGGACCTACTCGTCAAGACACCCATCGGATCACCGTCTCCGTTGTGAACCAGGCGACCGGCAAGATGGTCAAGTACGGCATCTGGGACAAGTGGGACGGTGGCGGGGTCGACTCCGACTCCTCCAACTACTACCCTGGCGGCATGGCCCCGCCAGTTGCACTCGGTGGTCGTACCACGACGGACAACGTCACGATCTCCCGCCTGTACAGGCTGGAGCGCGACCACCAGCACATCCAGGAATGGGTCAACGCTGCCGGCAAGTCGGCGGCCATCCTGACCAGGCAGCCCCTGGACATCAACGGCAACGTCTTCGGGAAGCCGCAGGTGTACAACGCCGTGCTCAAGAAGGTGACTCCGCCGCCGCTGGACTCTACGCAGAGCGGTGCCGCCATCGTCGAGCTGGAGTTCGTCGTCACCGGCACCCCGTCGGTGACCTAGAAGAACGTCAAGGAGGGAGCGAAATGTCAGAAGCAGAACCGATCCACGAGGCGTCGCCGAACTTGGGCGAGACCTCTCTCGCAGCAGCGGGCGGGCTGTCCGAAGATACGGGCAGCCTGCTCGACGCTCTTGCTGAGGAGCGTGACACCCTTGCAACTGAGCGCGAGGTTGCCATCCCAGTTCCGGGGTACGGAACCAAGACAGGGGTGAGCCTGTACGTCAAGTACCGCTTGCTCGGTGGCGAGGAACTCGGGCGTATTGGTGTCCGGGTTCAACGTGAGTTCCGCAAGCATCAGCAGTACGAGCGTGTTCTGTATGCTTCGATCGACACGATGATCGCTGCGTGCGAAGGGTTCTATGCCGAGAAGGAAGGGGAGAAGATCGATCTGCCCTTCCTCAACTTCGGTCAAGAGTTGGCCGACGCCCTCAAGTTCGGGGATGCCGTCGACCTGAACAGTCCGGCTCGGAGCGTTGTCATCGCCCTCTTCGGCGGCAACATGGTCGCGCTCCAGCAGCACACCCTCCTTCTCGGACGATGGATGGGCGACACCTCCATTGACGTTACGTCCGAGTTCCTGGAGGCAGGGGGAAACCTCTAGGGCGCGTTGAGATCGAGGCTGCCGCATATGTCGCCCTTGCCGGCATGGACCCCATCGCATTCCTCGCGGAGACAGATCCTCTGCGGCGAGGGGTCATGCAGGCAGTTGCGTGGGCGACGCGGGATCTACAGCAGCAAGCCGATCGCAATCGCGCCATCATGCATGCAAGTGAGATCGCGCAAGTTCTCAACCGCATGTTCAAGTAGGAGTCAGGGTGCCATCTGAGCCAGTCATTATCGAGTCCATCCTACTAGGGTGGCAAGAGTTCGTAGCGGGAGCGCAAGCCGAGGCTGCGTCTCTGAAGGAGCTAGGAGTCGCTGCCGGATTCAGCGCGAAGGGCATGGACAATGCCACCCGTCGCTCGAACCTGTACACGCAGGCTCTCTTCACCGCTCGTCGCGTGACATACGCTGGCACCCTGGCCCTACTCGCGGCAGGGGCTGCCGTTCTCAAGCTCGGCTTCAACTACCAGTCTGCTCTTCAGCAGGCATACGTCGCACTTCATCCGGTCTTCAAGAGCACTCAGGCGTTGAACACAGAGCTTCAGTACCTGTACCGATACTCAGCGTTCACACCTTTCCAGTTCAAGGACGTCACCGTCGCGTTCCGTCAGCTCTACGCAGCGCTGAAGTATGCGCCGGGAGTGAACAATCCTCTCGACCTTGCGAACAAGACAGTGAAGAGCATCGTTGACTCTCTGTCCTACGCCGGTAAGCTGACGCCGTCCACACTTCAGCGCGCATCGTTGGCTCTTCAGCACATGGCTTACTCTGGCAGGCTGACTGGTTATGCCGTCAACCAGCTGGCGAGAGACGGTATTCCGATCATTCCGGTACTCAACAAAGAGCTAGGGGTGACAGGAGACCAGCTGCACCGTATCGGTGCCGCAAACATCCCGGTCCTTCAGACGCTGGAGGCACTCAACAAGTTCACCGCGACTGCGCCAGGGTTCAGGGATGCTGCGTTCAACCAGGCCACCAAGACCCTTCACGGAACATACACAACATTCAAGGACCTTCTCAGCCAGGCCAGCGCCTCAGGATCGGCCGGTACGTTCTTCGGTCTCCAGGGATTCTTCAAGAAGGTAGACGACTACATCTACAAGGGCTATGTCAAGAGGGGCAAGACCCTTACGATGGAGGACTTCTTCAAAGGGGTCAATCAGGCGATCTCCCCGAACACAGGCATTGTGCTCAACTTCTTCTACTTGCTACAGGGTGTCATGCAGGGCGTCGGATTGACGCTGCTCGCCCTGAAGTATGCAATCGTCGCGATCCTGTTCCCTCTTCGTATCTTCATGATCGGTGGTGACGGTCTGAAGTGGCAGTTCAGAGCGCTCGGTATCATCCTGGGCGTCTACCTGACCCTACTCCTTTTGTACAAGTCTCGCCTGTATGCTGTCGCGATCGCCGAAGGTATTCATACCATCGCCATGCGGATCAAGGCAGCTGTGATGCTAGTGGCCAGTGTCGCTACGACAGCATATACTCTTGTTACCGAGAGCGCAGCATTCGCTAGCATCGCCCTGGCTCTGGCCGAGTACCGAGCCACCGCCGCCATACTCATCGCCGCCGCCGCCATGAAGGGGCAGATCATCCTGACTGGGATCTGGGAAGCCGCCATGGGACTTTTCGCTACGGCGACCGCAGCAGCCACCATCGCTGTTGACGGGTTCGCTGCTGCCTGGCTCACCTTGGATGTTGCAATCCCAATCCTGGGATGGATCGCGCTAGCCGCAACGGGGTTCTATCTCCTGTACACTCGGTGGGCTGCGTTCCGTCACCTGGTAGATGACACGTTGAACTGGGCCAAGACGCATTGGCAGCTACTAGCGCCGATCCTCTTCGGCCCGTTCGGGTTGGCAGCGGTGATGATCACCAGATTCCTGAACGCCATTCTCAGGGTCGCCAAGTCTGTGTACAACTGGTTCTCTGGTCATAGCCTGATCGGAGCGTTCACAGGACTGCCCGGTGCGTTCCTTGGACATCTCGGTTTGCCAGGTCTGCCAGGAAGCAAAAAGGGCGGTGGCGGAGGATGGACGGGCACAGCAGAGAGTGCGCTACGTTTTGCTGGTGGCGTGTTCGGGATCCCTGGCCTCGCTGGTGGCGGTCTTGTCAGTCGTGGCGGCCTGTCCTGGGTAGGCGAGAGAGGGCCAGAGTTGCTCAATCTGCCGTCCGGAGCCTCGGTCACCCCGAGCAGCGTGACGGGTGTCGGATCGGGATTCAACGTGAACGTGAAGGTGATGCCACAGCCGATCGTGTTTGATAGCAGACAGGTCGGTCTAGCGATGGCTCAGGTCATTACCGACATAGAGGCGAGGCAATGACAAACCCAGATCATTACGTCACTATCAGTTCCTCCGCAGGGCACAAGATCCAAGTTCTTCTGGACGCAGAGAATGCCGTGATCACAGGTGGGCATGGAGGGTGGGACGTGATTCAGAGGCCGAAGCGTACAAGCCTCACGCGCTTCGCCGGTCGCGACCCGTACCGCATGGACCTACCCGTCATCTTCGAGGGCATCCGAGGCAACGTCAGCCAGGAGGAGCACATCACGGCCCTGGTGAAGATGGCCGAGCCTGTAGGGCATCTGAAGCAGCCGCCCACGTTGCTGGTCGTAGGAGCCACGCCACTGCCGCACGTGCACTGGTGGGTCATCGAGAACATGAAGTGGGACAACCAGAATGTCACATGGGTGCGTAAAGGCGCTAGCCTTGTCCGGCTGAGGCAGAGCGTTGTCATCAGCCTCCTGGAGTACGTGGACGAGGAGGTCATCATCACGCAGCCTACTCCTGCCATTGCGGCTGGTGCCGGTCCCGTTGGCACCAAGATCAAAACAGGCTCAGGTCTCACTGCAAAGCAGGAGGCGCAGAAGGAGTACGGTGATCCCGGTCTGTACACCAAGATCCTTGAGGCCAATCCTTGGCTGCCGATCGACCAACGTCTAGGC